CCTTGATGCACTTGCCGCCCGGCTTGATCTTGGTCTTCTGCGTCAGCGCCGCGACGGCGCCCTGCACCGTCCACTTCTTCTCGTGCTTGGCGTAGGGGAACGGCCCCTTCATCACCCCGGTGCCGATGCGCGCCGCGTCCTTGATGCACTTGCGAAGCTCGGGGTAGATCTTGCCTTCGACGAACCAGTCCTCGAACTGCGTCTTGGCCTTCTCGGCGGAGATCTGCGCCTTTGCGATCGCAGCCGTCGCCACGTTGGCAGCCGAGGCCTGCGTGCCATCGGCCAGCGTGATCTGACGCTGGTCGTTCATCGCCACCGCATCGCCCAGGTCCGGGATCGGCGTGGGCTTGATGTCGAAGGGTGAGTCGTCGTGCGGCAGCAGCATTTCCTGCACGCGGCTCACCGTCGAGTCGGTCTTGGGCTTGGTGATGTTGAGGAACACCGTCGAGCGCTGGCTGGCCCGCTGGTCGTTCGTCGGCGGGTTGTCCTTGCGCACGTTGAGCCCGCGCTGCGGACGGTTCACCTCATCGAAGCCGTTGTACTGGTCGTCGTCTTCGAGCCAGATCTCCTCGATACCGCTCGACTCGCGCGCCACCATCGCGTCTTTCAGGCGCAGCGCGATCATGTTCTGGATGTAGTCGTGCTGCTTCTGGCGAAGCTCGTCCTCGCTGCCGGGCATGGCATCGGGGTTCTGGTCGGTCTCGTTCTGCGCCTTGGCCGGCGCCGGAAAGTCTCGCGCGGTGACTGGTCTCATAGTCCCATCCCCTGGTCGATCAGACCGTAGTCAACGACGTTCGTCGGTTTCTTGGGTGGCCGCTTGGCCGGCCCAGGTTTGGCGAACGTCAGCGCCAGCGAGTCGCCGTAGTCGGGGCTTTTCAGCCCGCGCTTCTTCGCGTCGTCCTTTGCCTCGATCAGCAGCAGGCCACCGCGGTACGTGTAGAGCAGGCCCGTCAGGTCCACCCGGAGTTCGTCGGCGCACTTGAGCAGCGCCGGCTGCGAGCTTTCCAGCCAGTCCTTCATCTGCCGCCACATGAAGGCGCGCAGGTTGTAGTTGAGTTCGTCGCCCATCGCGAGCGAACTGTTGACATCGACCACGATGCCCTCGTCGTACCAGCTACGCATGGCGTCGGCCACGCCAGCGCCGATGCCGATCACGTCGATCGCGATCTGTTCGAGGTAGACACCTCGCATCTTCACGAAGGTGTCGATCTCCTGCTTGGCCCGCCCAGCGGTGGACATCAGGTCGGTCTTCTTCCAGGCTGTCTGCCGAATCAGCAACCGGCCGCGCCTGAAAGTCAGCACCGTCTTGTCGTCGCCGAAGCGTGCCACGTCCAGACCCACGCGCAGCGGTGCGCCGCCAACCTGCACGTCGGCTGGCCCACGCTTGGCCGCGTCGTCGAACAACGCCGCCGGGATCCACGAGTTCGAGATCGAGGCGTTGTAGTCGCGGTTGATCTCCTGGGCGACGGTCACGGCCGACTTCTTCGCCACCTGCGCGTCGTACCACGCCTGATCCTTGCGCGGGTCGTCGCGCCAGTCGCACACGAACTTGGGGATCTTGCCGGCGTGGGCTTTCTGCCAGAACGGGTTGCCGACTCCGTTCGGCGTCGAGAGGTCGATCGAGCAGTTGGTCGTCTGGCTGAGCGCGTTGTCGATCTGCTGCGGTTGCTCGTAGAACGCCGACTCGTCCTTGAAGTAGATCGAGCAGCGGCCACCGCGACCGATGTTCGCGCCTGCCTCGCCCAGGATCACGGCGCCGTTCTCCGGGTTGATCAGCCGCATGTACGGCGCGTGGACCCTCATGTCGAAGCCGACCGGCCGGAAGTCCGGCGGCAGCAGCGACACGCCGGTGCGCAGCTTCCAGAACAGCGCGTTCGGGTCGCCCAGGTGATCGACCAGATCCTCCTTGCGCGAGCCGAAGCCCGACACCGAGCCCGGATAGAACGACCACATCCAGGTCGCGAAGGCGACGCACAGCCACGACAGGCCGAAGTCGCGGGTCTTCTCGACCACACCGTCGTCGCGGTTCAGCCAGCGCTGATAGAGCCAGTCGATGAACTCGCGTTGCCGCGGCCACAGCAGGAACGGCATCGTCGGCTCACGCTTCACCTCGACGTTGCGCGGGTCGAACGTGGACATCCAGTCGTTGATCCAGTCCGCCGGTGCCGTGCGGTAGTAGACCTTGACCTTCGCCATGTCGTCTGGGTGATCCCGAAGATGCTTGAGCACGGCGAGCCGGTGCTTCCACACCGGGCCGTAGTCGGGGTTCTTCCAGTCGATCGTGGGCAGCGGCATCAAACGTCCCAGACGATCGTAGCCGGTGACTCGGCTTGGCCAGGATCGATCAGCCAGCGCCTGCCGAACCCGAGGTACTCGCCGCAGTCCGGGCACTTGGGCTTCTGCCCGTCGTGCAGCATCGGCAGCATCGTGTTGCCGTCGTGGAGCATCCACTCGCTGTGCACGATCGGCATGCCCTGGTGCAGCGGCCGGTCTGGCAGAAAGCGCGCCACCACGTTGACGCACCCGTCGTTCCGATGCACGAAGCTGGTTGCCACGGTCAGGACACCGCCTGCGCTGGCAACTGACCGGGGTCTGGCGTCGCGATCACGAACGTCCAGATCTCGGCTGCCGCGTCGATCGAGCCGCCCGAGGTGTTGGCGAAGGCGACGGTCACCTGCCCGTCTGCCGTCACCCTGGCTGCCACCGGCGCCAGATTCGCTGTCTGGGTGGGCTTGATCGCGGCCAGCACCACGTCGCCTAGCCTCACGCCCGGCACTGCGACCGAAGCGCCGTCGTTCGCGACGCTGTTGGCGCCGATGCTGCCGGGGTTGTAGGGCACCGTGGCCACGAACAGGCGAGAGAGATTGGTGAGCATCACGATCCTTTCAGGGTTTGCTCGATCAGCACGCCGCCGCCTGGAAGCGCCCTGACGACCAGTCCGAGGCGCTTTGCCTCCGGCAGCGCCGTCTCGATCGCCCATGCGACGTCATCGGCCAGCGTCGCCGCGTTCGGCGCCCACGGACCGTTCAAGATCTTTGTACTGTGCTCGGTCTCACGCCGCTGTTTTGGCTGCCCGCCTTCAACGGATTTGAACGACCGATGCACCGCGTCGATGTCCACGCCTGGGCCGCTTGGCACCGGCGCGGGCTCGATATGGGGGAAGCGCCCCCGGCGCTCGAACGGGTTGTCGCTCATGCCGCCATGCTCGTGATCGCCTTCCAGGTGTCGTGCGCCTGCTCGGGCGTCACGTTCGAGGTGTCGGGGATCTCAGCCGGTGGCTTGGCCGCGTCCTTCCGGTCGAGGTCGTGCGCCGTCCGGTCCATGGTCTGGAGCCTTGCGAAGGTCTCGGCCAGCCTGTGCATCGTGCCCACCCGGTTGTGCAGCCGCATGAATTCGTTGAACTGCTGGCGCAGGACCGCCTTCGTGGCCGGCGCCATGTCATCGGCGTCCTTGATGCCGCTGATCACGTCGAAGAACTCGCGCAGGCGCTCCTTGGTCATCGTGGCCTGCTGGAGTTCGGATGCCAGCCGCATCGCCAACTCGCGCAGATCCCGCACGTCCTCGCGGTGGCGCTTGATGACCTTGGCGTTGATCTCCGCCGTCTGGAGCACGATGCCGGCCACCTGCTTGGTCACAGGGTTGCGGCGCTTCGTTTCCTTGGTCTCGCCCCGCGCCAGGATCCGCACGGTCGTGTCGGCCACAGCCGCGGCGAAGTTGGCGCGTGTCCACTCCTTCGCCCAGCGGCCGATCGTGGTGCGGGGGATGCCGTGCTTGTCCTCAAGCTCGCGCATCGTCAGGTTGCTCGTCTCATAGTCCCGGCGCACCGCCTCACGGTCCGGGTCGTCTTTGGGACGCGTCCGCTTGTTGTTGGTCGTCCCACGCGCGCCCACGCCGCGAGGCACGAGCTTGACCACTGCCGCCCCCGGCGTAGGTGGTGTTTGCGCCTGCTGCTCTGGCGCCCCGTCGAGGAATGATGGCCTGTCGTCTTGTCCCATGATTGGCGTGTCCCAAAACCCGGAGATTGACGCGCGCTCGGGCAAGTACCCAAGGGCGCAGGTGTGTGCCGATCGGCCCCTGTAGGCGGATCTGGCCCCATTTTCCAGGGGCTATTCGGCCCCACAGCGTTCAGCCGGCGCTAGGAGTACCGCCGGGCGATGCGTTTCTGTCGCGTGCCGAACTGCGGTTGTTTTTCACGCCACCCGGGCTGCGAATCCGCTGGCGTATCCCACTG